ACAAAGAAGCGATCTTTATGATCGCTTTTTTTGTGGCCGCTAAATATGTGTATCATGTCAACAACCGGATTGCAAATTTTTCGTGGATTTAGTCTAGTGGACATCACTGCCACGGGAGTGATCAGAGACCAAGATACCGACAGTCTGGCACGCAATCAACAGCGTAACTGGGAAACACTATTACAATGCATTGGTCTACGCACACAACCGCTGAACATTCAAGGTCCAGAAATCACAGAATCAGCTGATCTGTCTCAGTATCATTTTGGCGATCTCTACTCGGGAGAACACCGGGTATGGACCTGGGCCTGGACCATTGAACGTGAAGGTGTGTATGACTTGCCCGGACGTCCCTTGGCAGGCCTGTTGCAAGACCTAGAACAAGTGCCCATAATCACCGGTTTGACCGAAACAGCTCGGTTCATGTTGCCTATTTTTTACCCACACGGTACCATTAAAAATATGTACATTACACAACAGCTAATCGAATAAATAACATAGATGCTACGGCACCATTAAGGCTCACAATTACGGCACATACAGGCTCAACAAAAAGCGTCGCTACCTGAAAGCGAGAAGTATAGATGTCCACCACTGATATTGAAAAGAAGAGTCTTGAGGCACACGTAGAATTATGTGCGGAAAGGTACTCGGCTTTGGAAGAAAAATTAAATCACTTAGACGGTCGTATGGACAAACTGGAAGGCCATATCGTAGAAATCAAAGACACAATTCGCGGTGTGGGCAACGACAACAACAAAACCATAATCACCATTGGTACCACAGTGGGCGGTGTGCTACTGACAGCAGTCATTGGACTCTTGGTACACTTGATAATGAGATGAAGATAGTAGAACTACTGAACAATATACAAATTGGCATCACCAATGAACAGGCTGATCTGCTGGGCAGATTCCAGCATGAGTCAGTGATACAAAAAAACGCTCTCAACGAACGCGAGCAAGAGATTGCAAATCAACTAACGACGCAGGACATACTGTTGCGCCGTAATGAAAATGGCCAGATCACGTACAAGAAAAAAATCCGTTAGACCCCCGAATTCCCAAATACGCAAATTAACCAATGTTGCCACTGATTATATCAAGCAGTGGACCGAACGGGAACTGGGCAAACTACGTGTCACACAGCCAAGTCCTGTCTGCATACCCGTCAACAACGGCTACAGAATTGGGCTTTATCATGTTCACATCAACCCCAACAAGACCTGCGATGTGCTGGATCACAACCGTGAATTTGTACACAGATTTGAAAGCAAAATATCAGCAATTCTGTACACGATTTACACCATCAAACGGCAGTACTGGACCGCAGATCAAATACTATGCTGTGATAGAGAAATAAATAAACACTATATGGATGTCTTGTCTTTGCGTAACAGTATAGAAAAAGCCAAACAACGCAAAGATTACATAATAGTTGATACCAGAATTTCTAGACTAGAAATAGCAGAAGGCCTGCTGAATCTTGCCCGGGATCGAATATTAAAAATGCACAAGACTGCTAAATACTACAAGATATGGGAATAATACATCATGAGACTTTCTGAAATGCGAACCGAAGTAACACCACAAAAGATCAACAAGGTCATGGAAAGCCGCTTTGGTTTTACCGTGGACTACGATAACATGACCTATGCTAAGGCTCAGCGCCTGACCAAGGCTCTGGGTGAAAACATCACACAGATTAAAAAATCTTTTGGTGCCCACACTGCCGAAAAGAACAGCAAGTACATGGAACTCATGCTGGTCAAAGAAGGTCTAGACAAATGGCTAGGCAGCGAACAAGGTCTCATGGAAAGTGAACTGGGTCGTAGCGAAGCAGTACTAGCGGCCAAAGACATTGTGGATTCAGTACAAGACATGCTGGAAAAAATCAGCAAAATCCAAAACGAACAAGTACCTGCCCTGATTGACACAATCCGTGATCAAATCGGCAGCGAACAAGCAGAAACATTCAAAACAGGTATCAGCCCAATGTTGGCCGACCTGTATCAGGCTTTGAGCACAGCACGTGAAAGTTCAGACACAGCAGTTCGTCAACTCAGCGGCGAACAAGTGGCTGCTCCCATGGACATGGGCATGGGTGCTGATCAAGGTCTTGCTGGCACAATGCCTCCCGAAGGCGGTATGGACAGCGACATGGATGCCGATATGGCTCCTGCAGATGGTTTTGATGCAACTGATGCTGCCGTAGGCGGTGAAGAAGAACTAGGCCGCGAGCGTCGTTGATATGCGTGCAAGCGAGATCATTCTTGAGTCCGCTGAAATAGTAGACGAAGTAATCGAAGACGAAGCAGAATCACGTGGTGACTCTGCTTTGATCACCACACTAGAATGGCTACGCAACGAAGCCGAAAAAAGCAATGCAGTAACTCCACGTGTCAAGGTTGATACCATAATCAATGCAGTAAGAAACATTCCTGGTAACGAAGCATTTAACTTTGCTGCCTTGGATGCAGCACACCAACACAACGATTCTATCAAATCTCTAATCAAAGACATCAAGGACGACGAAAAGACTGGAACCAAATATGTTTATTTGGCACCACCCGAAAGCGAACTTGACAGCAGTGATCCACTTGGTGCTGAAACGGCTGCACCCGGCGATCCGGCCAAGGTAGTAAGCAGCATGGCCAAACGAGCCGCCTCGAAATAAATTTATTGACATACCAAATTAAATACGTTATAATAGCGTAAGGAGCATTTCTATGGCATATTCAGAAAAAGTAATTGATCATTATGAGAATCCACGTAACGTGGGCAAGATGGACACCGGAGATATCAATGTAGGCACCGGCATGGTAGGTGCTCCTGCCTGTGGCGACGTGATGAAACTACAGATAATGGTCAAAGATGGAATAATACAAGATGCAAAATTTAAAACATACGGGTGCGGGTCGGCGATTGCGAGTAGTAGTCTCGTTACGGAGTGGGTCAAGGGTAAAACGTTGGACCAGGCTGCAACAATTAAGAACACTCAAATTGCAGAGGAACTCGCACTCCCGCCGGTTAAGATCCATTGTAGTATCCTTGCGGAAGACGCTATTAAGGCAGCTATAGAAGACTACCGTAAGAAACATCCAGAATGATCACGGTTACTCCAGCGGCACAACAACGCATAGAACAAAACATAAGACAGCGTGGTCGCGGCCGAGGCATACACATAGGTGTACGCACCACCGGCTGTTCAGGTCTAGCTTACACTCTAGAATATCTCGACAGTGTGACCAATCTCGATCCAGGTCACACAACCTTGTTTGAAACTTTTTGTATTTACATCAGTGAAAAAGATCTACCCTATTTCAAAGACCTGGAAATAGATTATGTGCGTCAAGGTCTCAATGAAGGTTTTGAATTTCGCAATCAGGCCGAGAAAGATCGCTGTGGTTGCGGAGAAAGTTTCCGAGTCTAATGATTATTGAACGATACAATTATGAGCCGTGCGATAGAACCACGGTGGATGGCAAACGACATTATTGTTTGCCTGATGGAAGCCATGTTCCCAGCGTTACCACGATCCTTGACAAGACCAAGCCCTACGAAAAGATCCAGGCACTCAACAACTGGAAAAAAGCCGTGGGCGAAGAACGTGCAAAACAGATCACTACTGAAGCTGCCAACCGCGGCACCAGAATGCACAGTTATCTTGAACACTATGTCAAAACTGGTGACATGAAAGATCTGCCCAGCAACCCCTATGCTCAACCTTCGTGGTACATGGCTGCCGAAGTCATACTCCGGGGTCTGGGCAAAGTCAACGAATTCTGGGGTGTGGAAGTGCCTGTGTATTATAGTGGGTTATATGCTGGCACCACAGACTGTGTGGGCATACACTCGGGTGTGCCAGCGATCATGGATTTCAAACAAACCAACAAACTTAAAAAACGTGAATGGATCGAAGACTATTTTTTACAACTTTGTGCTTATGCACAAGCACACAACAGCATGCACGGAACCACGATCAATAGAGGCGTGATTCTCATGTGTGCCCAACCAAAAACTCCCGAAAGCACGCCAGAATATCAGGAATTTGTGCTGGAAGGCACAGAGTTTGATCACTACTGTGTGGAATGGAACAAACGAGTAGAACAGTATTATCTCGCAAACTAAATACATTATATTTCAGGATTAATGTAAATGGCAATTGTTCAAATCAGTAGAATTCAGCATCGTAGAGGACTACAGCAAGATCTACCCAACCTGGCCAGTGCTGAACTGGGCTGGAGTATTGATGAGCGTAAACTCTACATCGGCAACGGCACCCTGGAAGAAGGTGCTCCTACCGAAGGTGTAACAGAAATACTGACCGAGTACACCAATTTCATTGATTTAATTTCTAGTTATATATTCAAAGGTACTCAGACTGGTTATACCAGTGTCACTGGTATAGATGCAAACAATCCAATACAACGTACCTTACAACAGGTACTGGACGAAACAGTAAGTGTCAAACACTTTGGTGCGGTAGGAGATGGTGCCACAGATGACACAGCCGCCATAAATCGTGCTGTCAGACAAATTTATGTGAGTTCGTTGAACAGTTCTTACAGTTCAGTTCGTAGAACAATCAAGTTTCCGGCTGGCACCTATAGAATTATCAGCAACATTGTCATACCACCAAATTGCACCCTGGTAGGTGATGGAAAAAACAACAGCATTATCTCCAGCAATGTGGGAGTGATTCAAACCTGCGACAGTTTGTTTCAAATTGCCGGTGATCTAGGCGCCGGCGGAGCTACCTTGCCCGGTAACATCACAGTCAGAGATTTGTCGATGACCACCACATCCAACAGTGTGCCAGCTGCCTTGTTGGTTTCAGCAACCAATGTGGTATTTGATAGCGTGAATTTTTCTGGTGGTAACTACAATTTAAATGTGACTGGATCCTCAGCCAATGTTGAAGTATCCAGCAGTACCTTGCGTGGATCCGCTACCGCACCTGTCAACATTGCCGACGCAGTTTCTGGATTGGTGTCTCGCAGCAATCATTTTGATACTGTGCGGGTGCCACTGTCTGCTGGCACAAACTCTGTTACCACTCTGGCCAATGGTGCTGGACGAATTGATTACGAAATCGCCACAGGCACCAATTATAGAATTGGTTCTATAAAATACAATCGCAGCACCGGAGTGGCACAGTTTGACGATGAGTTCAGTGAACCATCCACGAGCCTGGGTGCCAACTTGTGGGTAAGAAGCAATGGCGCCATGATCTGTAGTGTGTCTGGTACCAGTACCTTGAAGTATAATATTAAACAATTTATTTAAAACCCAATGTTTCAACAAAGGCCAGAAGACCGACTGAGGTCCTGGCGTGAATTTCGAACTTTTATAGAGTCGTTGCCATTAGAATACGCCTTGTCCCAAACTGCAGAATTTTGGGCCGGGGCACCTTTTGTTCCTTATTGTCTGGACTCTGCGGCACCAGCAACCTGGCCGGACCCTTGGACATTAATTTATGAAAATGTGTATTGTGATGTTGCAAAATGTCTAGGAATAGTTTATACTGTAGCACTGACCACACACAGAACAAACACCATAATAGAGTTCAAGCAGTACGAAGATCCTAAAACAGGGTACGACTATAATTTAGCCTGTTTTGATCAGGGAAAATATATCCTTAATATGATTGACGGAGAGGTAGTAAATATCAAACTAGTCAATGAAACATTGAAATTTAAACGGCAGTACAATGAAAAAGAATTACAATTAGAATCTTACTAAGAGGCATCAATGACAACAATTCAAGTAACAAAAAGAGAAGGTCACACGGAAGATCTCGATTTAGAAAAGTTACACAAAGTAGTATTCTGGGCCACACAGGGAATTACAGGTGTTAGTGCCAGTGAAGTAGAAATAAAAAGTCACATACAATTTTACAACGGTATAAAGACTGCAGATATTCAAGAAACCTTGATCAAAAGTGCTGCGGATTTAATTAGTGAAGAAACTCCAAATTATCAATATGTAGCTGGCCGCCTGATCAATTATCACCTACGCAAACAGATTTACAACAATTACACACCCTGGCCTTTGTTGACCTTGGTCAAACGCAATGTTGACCTAGGTTTTTATGATCTCGGACTGTTAGAAGCCTTCACTGAAGAAGAGTGGGCTACATTAAACAGTTACATACATCACGATCGTGATGAAAATTTTACCTATGTGGCCATGGAACAGTTTCGTGGCAAGTACTTGGTACAAAACCGTGTCACGGGAGAAATATATGAAACTCCACAGATGGCCTATATCTTGATCGCGGCCACTCTGTTTCAGAATTACTCTCAAGAAACACGTCTCAAATGGATCAAAGATTATTATGATGCAATTAGCCTGGGGGATATCAGCTTGCCTACTCCTGTTATGGCTGGGGTCCGCACTCCGCAGAAACAGTTTAGTTCGTGTGTCCTCATCGAAACAGATGACAGTCTCGATAGTATTAATGCTACTGCTAGTAGCATCGTTAAGTATGTGAGTCAGAAAGCCGGCATTGGTATTGGCGCCGGACGCATCAGAGCATTGGGTAGTCCCATCCGCTCGGGAGATGCTTATCACACAGGTGTGGTGCCATTCTACAAGTTATTCCAAAGTGCCACACGTAGTTGTAGCCAAGGAGGTGTACGCAATGGTGCAGCCACCTTGTACTATCCCGTTTGGCACCTGGAAATTGAAGACCTCATGGTATTGAAGAACAACAAGGGCACCGAGGATAATCGTGTGCGTCACATGGATTATGGTGTTCAATTCAACAAATTAATGTACGAAAGATTGATTCAAGGTGGTGATATTACCTGTTTTAGCCCCCACGACGTGCCTGAAATGTACGAAGCCTTCTTTGCAGATCAGGACCGGTTCAAGGAGTTGTATGAACGTGCAGAACGCAATACCAAACTACGTAAGAAAACATTCAAAGCCGCAGAGTTGTTTACAAGATTCATGCAGGAACGCAAAGATACCGGTCGTATCTATTTGCAAAACGTGGACCATGCCAACACGCACAGTCCATTTGATGAAAGTGTAGCACCAGTCAAGATGAGTAACCTTTGTTGTGAAATTGATTTACCCACAGTTCCACTACGGGATGTCAATGACGAGGATGGTAGGATTGCCTTGTGTACTCTGAGTGCAATCAATTGGGGCAATGTAAAAAGCCCACATGATTTCCAGAAGCCTTGCGAACTGGCAGTACGTGGTCTAGACGCATTATTAAGCTATCAAGGATATCCAATACGTGCCGCAGAGATAGCCACTGAAGAATTTAGACCCTTGGGTGTAGGTATTATTAACTTTGCTTATTTCCTGGCAAAGAACGATGTAAGTTACAGCAGTCCAGAAGCACTGACCTTGGTTGACGAGTATGCTGAAGCCTGGAGCTATTATCTCTTAAAGGCTTCAGCTGATCTCGCCATTGAACAAGGTGCCTGTACAAGAGCCCGAGATTTGAAATCGGCACGCGGTATTCTTCCTATAGATACTCGCAAGCCAGAAATTGACGAATTGGTCCCGCACCAAGAGCGTATGCCTTGGGCAGAACTACGTGAACAAATAAAGCAAACTGGTCAGCGTAATGCTACCCTAATGGCTCTAATGCCTGCAGAAACTTCAGCACAGATCTCGAACGCCACCAACGGAATTGAGCCCCCACGCAGTTATGTCAGTGTAAAGCAAAGCAAACATGGTGTACTCAAACAAGTGGTTCCTGAATACCGTAGACTAAAAAATCGCTATGAACTATTATGGGATCAACGCAGTCCCGAAGGATATTTAAAATTGTGTGCGGTGTTGCAAAAATACATTGATCAAGGCATCAGTGTAAACACTAGTTACAATCCAAGATTCTACGAGGATGAAAAGATCCCCATGAGCGACATGCTCAAAGATGTCATACAGTTTTACAAGTATGGTGGAAAACAGTTGTACTATTTTAATACCAATGATGGTCAGGGCGAAATCGACATCGATAAATTAAATGCTCCTCAACAAGTTGAACAAATAGATGATGCCGCCGAGTGCGACAGTTGTGTAATTTAAGGAAAAGAAATGAGCGTATTTAATATTCGAAAAACAGATCATACCAAGAGCTTGGCATTTTTAGACACCAATGGTACTCCAGCGGTGCAACGCTATGATGTACTCAAGTATCGTCAATTTGACAAACTCACTGACAAGCAACTGGGATTCTTTTGGCGTCCAGAAGAAGTTGATGTGGTACATGATGCCAAAGACTTTAAAGATTTAACAGATTTTGAAAAGCATATCTTTACATCAAATCTCAAACGTCAAATCCTGCTGGACTCGGTGCAAGGTCGCAGTCCCAACCTGGCATTCTTGCCCTTGGCCACCATACCTGAATTGGAAACCTGGATTGAAACTTGGGCATTCAACGAAACCATTCATTCACGCAGTTACACACATATCATTCGTAATGTGTACAGCGATCCCAGTGTGATTTTTGATGAACTCATGGAACTAGATGAAATTGTGGCCTGTGCAAAAGATATTAGTCGTTACTACGATGACCTTATTGAAGCGTCGGGCTGGTATCGCATGTTGGGTTACGGTACCCACACAGTCAATGGTAAAAAAATCGAAGTTGATTCTTATCAGCTTAAAAAGAAATTATGGTTGTGTCTTAACAGCGTGAATGCTCTGGAAGGTATTCGCTTTTATGTGAGCTTTGCCTGTTCATGGGCATTTGCCGAACTTAAAAAGATGGAAGGCAATGCCAAGATTATCAAACTGATAGCTCGGGATGAAAACATACACTTAGGGTCCACGCAAACCCTGCTCAAATTGTTGCCACAGGATGACCCCGACTATGTGACAATCAAGGCAGAAACCAAGGCCGAATGTGAACGCATGTTCTTGAGTGCTGCTCAACAAGAAAAAGATTGGGCTCGATATCTGTTCAAGGATGGAAGCATGATTGGTCTTAATGAAGTGTTGTTGTGTCAGTACATAGATTGGTTGACCTGCAAACGCATGACCGCGGTGGGCTTGGATTGTGGTATGAAACCAGGATCTAGTAATCCCTTGCCTTGGACACAAAAATGGATAGCCGGCGCCGAAGTACAGGTAGCACCACAGGAAACAGAAATCACCACCTATGTGATCGGTGGCACAAAGCAAGACGTGGACAACAACACATTCCGAGGATTTAGCCTGTGAAGGTTTTGGTAAGTGGATGTAGTTTTGCTGAAGACCTGACTCCCATAATTAAAAAACACATACCAGATCCTGTGGTCGTCAACTTGGCCCAGTCTGGTGTTGGCAACAGATACATTGCCGATTCGGTTGTCATGGCCACTGCCCGAGAAAAATTTGATCTCGTTTATGTTTCCTGGACCGGTCTGTCAAGGTATGATGTTTGTGTAAGTTCGGAAAATAAAGAATTATTTAAAACCTGGGCTCAACAAAAATTCCTGTTTGACAAGTATTATGTTTGCACCGGAGGTGTAGGTGGGTGGGATCACCTCGATCACTCATTTGCCAACATGCTGTTTAAAAATTATCATACCTTTGTGGATCATGAACAGTTGTATTACAACAGCATATTAGAAATTGTAAAAACACAGGGCTATTTAAAAAGCCTCGGTATACCTGCATACCACACCTGCATGTTAAATCAGTTTGTTGCAGATCCCGACGTTATGACTAGACACACATGCGAGTATGGTACTAAAAGATTTCCCAGTTTACAACCATTAATTGACCAAATTGATTTTACCAATTGGATATTAGAAGGCCAACTTGGTATATTTGAAAATTGTGATAAACTACACTTACTCAGTGATGATAATTTTCACCCTAGCGAAGAAGGCTACACCCATTGGATTGATAAATTTGTTGCACGATTAAAAAACGATAAAATACTATAACAACAGGATAATAAAATGATAACAGTATATTCAAAAGCTCATTGCCCATTTTGCGACAAAGCCAAGGCATTGTTAAAACTCAAAGGCATTGTATTTGAAGAAGTGCGTATAGATCAGAGTTCTGAAGCAAGAGAATTTATCATGGGTGAAGGACACAGAACTGTTCCTCAACTGTACAAGGACGGCAAGTTATTGGTAGAAGGTGGATATACTGGCTTGGCTAAACAGCCAGCTAAGTTTTTCGAACAACTTAAAGGATAAAAATGTTAATTCAGAAAGGTTACGATACAGGTAGTATTGTGTGTTTCAAATTGGTCAATGGTGATGAAACCATAGCCAAATTGGTGGAAGAAACCGCAGAGTCTTACATACTGAGTCGGCCTTGCACAGTGGTACCCAGTGCCCAGGGCCTGGGACTCATGCAAAGCCTGTTTTCTGCGGATATAAATACTAGTATAACGCTGAGCAAGGCTCATGTAATCATGCATAGCCCAGTGGTAGACAAGTTAGAAGCACACTACATACAAACTACCACAGGTATTCAGCCAGTGACCAAAGGCGGAATTATAACTTAAATGCCAGGAGTGCCAATAGCCACCGTAGGGATTCCTTCAAGTATCCTGGGATTTCCACCACCACCGGGCGTGATAGCTCTGGGAGCCCCCACGGTACGTGTCAACGGTCTTCCGGTAGCACATGTGGGATCATTGGTCACCATACACGGAAATCCTTACAATCCCAAAGCACCTGGCTTCAATCCTGTATGCGCCGCTGCTGTGGTTGCCAAAGGTGTTCCCAATATCTTGGTTGAAGGTAAACCAGTTACCCATCTCGGGGCTGTTTGTAGTTGTGGACAACACTTTGTGGTCATAGGTTCGCCAAATGTGTATGTAGGAACAGGTGTGTAATGGCCACAGCTGTCGCACTCAATGCCACCAGTAGCATTATAAACAGCCAAGGTCTTGGTGTCAGTCCGGCCTTGCTGGCCAACATTACCGCATATCAGGCCAAACCGGCTCTGGCAGCGTTTGCCAACTGCTATATCAATGCAGGCATAACATCCGCGGTCACATCCAACATTGTTTCTCAATTAAATACCATTGGTAGCACTATTACATCTGGCCATTTCTTATTAGATTTATACCCGGGAAACGTAACCGTCACTTCAAGTGCCACGATCACACCTTGGACTGTCAATTTGGTGGTTGCCACTGGTAGTTTTATATCACATCTTGGAAAAATTTACACTACCACTGGCAATGTTTTTGGATCTTCTTTCGATGGCAACGTGATTGAAAATTGTGCTCTTACTGGAGTCAGTGGTATTATTAAAAAACAAGCCCAATTGCCATTTGCATCAGGATATACGGGATTTGCCAATGTTTATCAATTTGTGCAAGGTTACAGCCAACAAATATTTGATACTGTGAGTTCTGTTAATCTGTTAAAAAACAAAACCTATGCCGATACTGGTGTTGGATTTGCCGGCCCTGCAGATCTAGTGACCAATGGCATTGGAACCAACGCCAGATTAATTGCCAATGTGGTATCAGCCTGGGGCACCATGTATGATATCAACAACCTAACAAAAATTGGTGATCCTTATGTGTTTGGACAAAACATATTGAATCAAGGGCTAGGTTACATCAACGGTTTGTCAGACCAATTGACCACAGTAGGTCTAGACATTACTAACCTGCCCGATTTTCCTTCTGTTAGGACCACAGTCACACAAGAAGAAACTGTGACCACGTTTTCCAGTTTTGTGGGAGAAATAGAATTTCCCACCATAACCGAAGTGGTCACTACCCAACCGGTGACTGGCAGCAGTCCCACAGTGGTTCTAAACATCTACAAAACTGTGACAGGTAGTAATTTGGCAATAGTTGCTACGGCTGCAAACATAACAACCAGTAGCAACAGCACAAACCAGCTATTGTCCTTGGCCGATTATCTTGACCTTCAAAAAGTCGTATCTGCAGATTTATACACAGCATTAGGCGCCTTGAGTATAAGAACATTCGACGAGTTTGGTCAATATCTTGGAAAAAAATTAGGACAGGCTCGATTTAGATCCTGGACAGAAATGAGTAGATTTTTGTTGTCGTTGGAAACCCCGGTTCTGTCTTACCTGCCCACAGGGGCCAACACTAACATACTTTATAACAATACCATTACCACCTTAAATAATCAATTTGGCGTAGGATCCGGTGCCTTGGGCAATCCTGTTATAATTGATTATCTTGGTGCCTGTGCCGGCGATCCATATACCAACAAATTTTATACTATCAATCTCAACTACAATTCCTTGGCCAGCTCAGCCGGCATTACCACACCTCTGGCCAATCTCGATCGAGCCATCATTGATTACAGCAATGCCTATGCGGCCTATCTGGCATCAGAAATTCCCGAAAGCAGTCCAGGTGCCATGGATGGAACGCCACCCGATCCATTGTTGTTGTTGCCATTCACCATTGTCACGTCAAATGTGACCGCAGTAAATTCGGCCTTGAGTTCGTTGCCCACCACTGGTGTGTTGGCCGAAGCAGTCGCATCTTGCAACACCGGATGGTATCAAATGTTGAATCGTATATCAACCGAAGTGGCCAATCTGAATCGTGCTGCTGTGGTGTTCACTTCTGGTACCACCTTGGGACTTTTGAGTTTTGCCGAAAACATTGGCCAAACAGCCAGTGACAAACAATCAACCGAAGGATATCAATTTTTCGCCAATATCATGACCAATGATGCAGCCGGTGACTCAATTCGAGCCGCGGTTGCTGAAGTTATCAACACTCAGGCCTTGACCGGAGTGGGTGTAAATATCTACAACAATCCCGACCCCAGACTCAAAATCTATCAAAGTCAAGCTCAAAATGTGCCATTAACCACGTACTTATCCCAGAATAAGTAGGGTTTTAACCACTGTTTTTTGGTTTGAACGATACTTACCTTGACTATTTCTCACTAATATAGTAGTATTACTAATAATCTCGATACTTAAATAGAACTACGAAGTCCAAGACCAGGAGGAATTATATGATCGCAATTTTGGATAAGATTAAACACCTTGATGCTGTTCAACTAGTAAAAACATCAATGCGTTTAATTTGCTTTATGGCATTGGTTGCTGTTGTGGCAGTTGTGACCAATACCAAACTACAAACTCTCAAAGTCAACAATGAGGTTTATCGTCAGGGATTTGTGAGTGCAGAAGATCGCACTCGCCAACTTGATTGTCTGACACGCAACATATACTATGAAGCTGCTACTGAACCTTTTGAAGGCAAAGTGGCAGTGGCTCAAGTCACAATGAATCGTGTGGAGGACGGACGTTTTGGCAAGGGTGTGTGTGACGTTGTGTACAAGAAAAACGTCATCATGGAACGAGTGGTTTGTCAATTCAGTTGGACCTGTGATGGGGTCAGCCGAGTCAAACCAATCTATCAAGCACACTATCGTGAAAGTGAAGAAGTGGCCAAAAAAGTTCTCCTAGAAAACTTTCGTTTACCCAGCATGAAAGACGCCATGTACTATCATGCTGATTATGTGAATCCACGTTGGGGCAAACCACAGGTGGCCAAAATTGGTCGTCACATATTTTACAAGGAAAACCGATGAAATTTGATATCAACAACTTCAAGCCTGCCATCAGCAGATTTTTTAATCAGCACTTTGGTCAACTCAGTGCTGACACGCTGGGTTGGTTGGCTCCCATTGTAATTCATTGTGCTACCATACCCAGCCTGTTGGCCTTGCTCACAGGACTCTCAGACCGGACTCCACCCATTGATGTGGTGTTGTTCATCTGGGCCGGTCTGGTCTTGTTGTTTGGTCGTGCCATTATACTCAAGGACATGTTTAACATTATCACTATTGGCACAGGATTTATTGTGCAAGCGGTCATAATGGCCCTGATTTTGTTCAAATAAATGTTTGTGGAAATCCTCGGACGTATCAGTAGCATTGCTGTGAGACATCGTGGTAAGAAGTACACGCCCGAAGGTCTCACGCATTTGATCAGAATGCAGTTTCGTGATCCACAGTTGCAATTTCGCACACAACGCAACAGTCGAGTGGCCCCAGGAAATTTCTGGATCGGCGGTGAGTATCGTTGCACTGACGACGAACAAGATGAGCCCTGCATCACAATAACCTTGGCTTTTCCCACTAAAGAAAAATCTTCCGCGATTGACAGCAGAGATTGGAATCATCTAGCTTTTCATATCGCAGATGTGGTCACGCATGAATATCTGCATCAGTGGTACAGTCGCCAACGTGGTTATCGAAATGGTCCCGGATATCGTGAGCGTACCAATTTGTACTACAGCGAAAGCATGCAGGACTATCTGGGTTGCGAAGACGAAATACAGGCACACGCTTTCAATGTGTGTAGTGAAATGATCGTCTACAATCGTAGCATGGAACGCACCAAGACCTATCGTTTGTATCAACGCCATTTTCGTGACGATCCAAAAGTAGTACTAAAACTAAAAAAGCAAGCCGTTAAATATATTAAACGATGGGAGCAAAGCAATGAGCAAATTAGCCCAAGATCAAGAAGTCACAATCGATGATGTGTTTGACACAGAAATAACCGAAGATGATTATGGTTTTATAGTAGGTCCCAACGGTGAACTGAAGTCAGTTTTTCTTCCTGACACGTTACCTTTTAAAACGCACAAGCGAATCCAGCGTATTCTCAAAATATTTGGTATCACTGACCCGGCACAATTGGACAGTACCACCTTGCATTAAGCGGTTGACCCAAAATTCCCAAAATGCTATAATAGCAGTATGAATCAACCAATAGCATTTTACTTCAAATGGGTGGCCACAGTGATAACTTTGACTGGTGCAGTATTTGCCAGCGTAGGCGTATACCCACTCAGTGCCATAGTCCTAAATACCGGCAGTTTTTTGTTCCTGATCTGGGCGTTTTTGATACGTGATCGGGCCATGATCACAGTAAATGCTGGATTATTAAGCATATACACCACAGGTTTGCTGTATAAACTGTTATAAATCAATGACTTACAGTGGTTGACTCGAAATTCCCGAAATGTTATAATATATGTATATTAACTAATAAGGAGCTGGAATGAGTAAAGTAATATATTTTGCGGGTGTCAGTCGTGTCAACGGTGAACTAAAGTTTCGTACTGCTGCCAGTCCAGCTCGTTTTCAGCAGTTGGGCAAATTAGGCGACACAGATGTTGAGATGGTCAATGTCAATGTTGAAACTAAATCACAAGCCGCCAAAGAATTGTTGGCTCGTAACTTTGCCAACGGTCGTGCAGATATTGAAGCATTATTGGTATCAGTGGCCACTGACGACAATCCATTTGCCAAGCCCAAAGCTGTCAAAAAAGCAAAAACAGTGGTGGTCAAAAACGTCAAGGTCAAGCCTTCTACTGCCACTGCCGCAGACTTTGACAAGCCATTGACTCCCAAAGAAGCAGCCAAGGTGCGTGCCGAGTTTATGAAGAAATTGCGTGCCGTATATGAAGCGAACTAAAAACAGTCACATGCACTATCACCACGGTGATCTGGTAACCGAGGCTTTCATAGCCGGGCTACCAGAACTGTATCGTACAGTCAAAGAGTATCCTGGCTTGAGAATGGTACCCATTGATCGTGTGGATGCAGTGCGAACTGGACTGCAACAACTGGGCTATCAGGTGCGTATCCGCTATCGTGGTCCGCATTTGCCCGAACACGACACTCTTAAATCTAATGCTCGTGCCTTTACTGTTTACTTCAAGGAGTAGTCATGCAATCACATTATGTATATAACGGATATGAATATTGTCCCTGGGACGATGTAGAACCAGACAATATCAAGACTTTTCACGAGTGCTACAAAGATGGTAAACGTGTCCGCATGCCGGTTGACTTTTATAATCATAGCCCGTATAGTTTGATGAACTACGATGAGTTTGTGAAACACGTCCAAACTGTGGAAGTTTTTATACAAGGATAACATGTATTTTTGGCGTCTATGGCTTGCCCTTGCTATGCTGTATTTTGTTATTCACGTGACTGTGGGTTACCTGCGGTGTGTGGATCAAATGTGCCCAGGCGACAGAGAAGACAATTGGGTATTGGAGTTTCGTGACGAAGACACCGGTGAACCCATGATCAAGATAAATGGCAAAGTCATAACTAAAAAACAGTGGTTGCAGGAACAGTCTGGGGAGACAACAAAATGATCACAGTGATAGGCTACAAAGACGGCATAGAATGCAGGCACGAACGGTGCTACGACATATGGAGTGCTGATCAAACAGCCGAAGAAATGAAAGAATGTACAAACTTGTACGATCAAGTAGAAATAATCATAACGGAGGAATCAAATGGAAAAGCCTGATGAACCCTTGTATAGCATACGCTACACTATTCCCAAAAAAGACATACAAGAATTCTTAGATCACTTACATACCATGCAGTTTGATTACCTGGAGCAGGCTGTGGAAGCCAGTAAATACAAAGATGCCCGGGCAGTTATCAAACATATCATGGAGATGAAATGACAGATTCAGAAAAATTAATCAAAGATTTTTTAGAAGATCGTGTTCGACTAGAAGACTTGACCACAGAACAGTTGGACACAGTGTTGGATGAACTGATCGAGATAGGTGAAAGCCTGCTCAACACAGACAAACACGAAGCCGGTGTGGCCATACTAACGGTGCTTGATGCGGCCATAGACTTAAAATCCTTGGACGCTACAGATGTGGGATTTGAGCAGGCCATCCAGGCCGCCGAAGCACGTGGAAGCACCTATTGGGAATTTGAGGAATATCTTGTCCACTGAACTAAAACGCATAGGTTTCTGTTGCAAATGGCTAAATGATCCGTCCGAATGTGGCGGCATGAAGGTCAATGCTGTAGACCGTGAACTGAACGGACGTAGCACCACCATGCGTTGGTTGCGTGAACATCCTGATCTAGCTGAACAGCGGCAGTGGGACATCATGAATCACAACGCCGCAGCCGCGGTCAAGTTGATTGAACGTGTGGCCACATTGCCGGCAAATCGCAGGATGGTGCGTTTAGGCAGTGAGATGTTGCAGGGCTATACCGAAAAGGACTGGATCAACTGGTGGCAAGATAAAGCAATACAGGATCACCTGGAACGTATCTTTGCACCAATTGGCGAAACAGCACGTAGACTAGATGTGCGTCTCAGTTTCCACCCTGGACAGTTTTGTGTACTGGCATCAGAGAATCCGGGCATTGTGGAAAGATCAATACAGGAGTTTGAATATCATGCAGATATGGTCAGATGGATGGGATACGGTCGGACGTTTCAAGACTTCAAGATCAATGTCCACATCTCGGGTAAACGCGGTCCCGCCGGTATTCGCTCTGCCCTCAGACGGCTTTCTCCCGAAGCAAGAAACTGTATCACCATTGAAAACGATGAAATGTCATGGGGAGTCGACGCCAGTCTTGAACTTGCCCAGGACTGTGCATTGGTTCTTGACATACACCACCACTGGATACGCACAGGTGAATATATACAGCCCACCGATGATAGAGTTAAGGGCATAATTGATTCGTGGCGTGGTGTTCGTCCTGCCATGCAT